CCTTGCGAACGAATAGAATTCCATTCACATCGCATGCCAGCCACTGATTTCTCAGTACGGCTGGGCCCACCTCAGTTTGGTGCGAACGACCGAGGGACGTCCAGTACGTTCCAAGTGCTTCGGATCATGTGAGGGTTTTACGCCTCGCTTGAGGAAGAACTTCATCAAGGCAGCAAAGTCCCCGAGAGGGTCCTTTGGAGCTTTGGCGTCCACAACATGGCCCTTAACGAGCCATCTATGTAGACGATGATCCCAAAGCTGCACTTCGTATTTAACACACACGGAGTGCCAGCCGAGAATGGAGGAGTTTTCTGAAACATGGGGAACAGTCGCAAATTGTTCAACATGTTCTCGCACATAAGAGCAAGCTCGCCAGTAACCAGCCTTGTAAAGCTGGTTAGCTAGTGAAACTGCGCTTATGAGCTCCTCAGAATCCTGGTGTTTGGTAGGAAGCCTACGACGGCAGTAAACAGGTGTAACGTTTACTCCGCTGTAAGCATCCAGGCCGCAAGACTCTCGGAAGTTTCCACTAACGAAGGTCTTACGGTCATTCACTCGAAGGTTAAACCATTCGAGCTCATTCCAAACATCTTGCACGTAGCCTACGGGGACAATGATATCGTCACCGTAAACGCGCACACTCTCAGATGCTCTTAATAGGCTCTTGAGAGTTAACCGATGTCCACTGCTCCTTGTTATCGCAGAGAGGATGATGGTGTAAAACAACATCGCCTCAATAGGAAAGCAAAGAGCAGAGCCCATAGACGCGAACCTCGCCAGAGTATGAATACCATGGCCAGGCACCTCAGCTCTAAGGGACCTGCAATCAAACACAGCCTGGCGAACGCCAGGGTGGGCAGATAGCATTTCCCAAACGAGCTGGGAGGAGACGCGGTCTGACGCATCCTTCAGATCAATAGTCGCTAGACTACGGTCTGAAGAGGAAGTCAGTGCCATCTGTTGGTTAACAGTCTGATCACGAAAATTGATCCGACCCCCAGTTAAGGGGTGTGTTTCCAGCAGATCTACCAGAACTTCCATTATGGACTGTTGTGTGTATTGCACACATACAGGCTCAATGGCGATGATTCTGGGGGTCTTCTGCGTTTTAGGAACAGAAATAACCCTGACGGGTGTTTCATGCTCCGGGTCGACAAACTCGATCCTATCTAATTCTGTAAAGTATCCCGAATTCGGAATGCAAAACAGGTCAGAGGGGAAAGAGTTGTCCAGCCGACTGTGCCACCTCTTAAGAGAGAATTTTCTGTTTCCAGATATTCTCTCAGCAGTGGCTCCAGGACCGTGTCTTGGGACAAGGTTCTCAGGATGGAATCGAGATGATCCATCGTTGAGAACAGAACCCCATAACAGTCTCGAAACGCTTCTAAAGTGTTCGAGTTGAAATGGAGTCGAAGTTCCAATTGCGGACGATCGCACTTGTAAAGTACGTCGAACGCATCCATTATCAGAATCTCCTCTCGGGGATCCTGGATTCTGGTAGACAACGGAGTCTGAAGGATTTCGATCAAAGTATGGACCAGAAGTCCAATACTTAGAAAGGGATCGTTCGAACTCGGCAACGGACTCGTCGGTATCAAGGTACGAAACATAAGCGCTCCTTTCGCGTTCGGAAGAACAAGATTGGAGCACTTTCTTGTACATATAGCAGACCTGACGGACTGCATGTATGGCAAGAACGTTCGGCTCCTTGATAAGGACACCGGTACTAGCGTCAAAGACGAGGCTAAGCAAACCTTGCATCAATGCAGGGAGAGCAGCTCGCTTCTTGAAACCAAGAAAGCAAGTAGAGCCAACCTGACCAAGTTCAAGGCTTCTTTCGAAGTCTTGGCCGAAGGCAGGAAGGGTAATCGTTAAAAACGAAAACCCTTCGTTTTCGACACGTCTCGAGATCGTGTTAAAATCTCGAGTGGTGCTAGTGCCACACCATATGCTTACATCTGTAAGCACACACTCAAGTAGTCGCATCAGGCTTTTCATCGTTGCGCTTCCTTAAAGGACGTGCTAGCGATCCATAGCCATGCGGCCTACTCCTCACAGTGTTAGCTCGCGCCGGTAGAAGCAGAGATAAGCTGCGAAGCAGCGATTCCGCCAATAACGACGAGAGCCATCGCGACGATCCAGATGAGGAAAGCGAAGACGATCTGTTTCACAGAACGTACCTAGCTCTCACCACCGAGGATCTTCGTGACCACGGCGCCAGAAGAAGCCGTGAGATACGCGGTAAGCGCATCCACGATCTGCTTCGCCTCAGCAACGGTAAACCCAGTAATGGGCGTATCGATGACGAGGTACGCAGACATCGAATATTTGATGTTCTGCGCTGAAATCAGAGGATCAGCAGCGATCTTGGAGAAATCCAAGCGCGCCGTCCTCCGCGTCCGCTTCCCGTATTGATGGGAAATACCAAGTTTGACGTTTCCGTCATCCTTTTGGTAGGTGGACGTATTGACGCCACGGGCAATGCTGGCGAGCGTTTGCGCGACAGCATTGATTGTGACTGTTTGAGGGTCTGCCAACATGGCACGTCTCCTTGAGAAGTTACACACACAAAGGTGAGGCTAGCTACCCTAGCTTTTGATAGCCAAGGGCAGCTAGAATGGACAACTGCTTCAGACTAAAGTCTGACCACAGAAGTCCAAATCCATAAGGACTAGCTCCGTGACGTTGGGTCAACTCTTGAGTAAGAGTTGCCGTCGTCTCGAACTGCTGAGTGGCAGGGCCACTGGCAGTGACTACGTACTGTGTCACAGTCGATTGTTTCGCTGTGACATATGCATAGTCCGCTGTTAGATTATCGATAGGATCATTGACAACATTGCCAATGAGATCGCCCAAAGGGGCCACCCAATCGATAAGCCATGACCAAGGCATGACGTTGTATAGAGTCTGTGGGGTAATCTCACCACCATAGAGCATCCGAGTTAGCGCGTACTGCTCGCGACTACCAACTCCAATGGGCTTAGATACAGCCTTACTGAAGTTGATGTAGTAGCGAAAGCGCCCGCTAAAACGGAAGCTGGTGTTGGATTGAACCGTCACAGACTTTTTCATGTCGGTCAGATTGCCACCCACTCCAGGAAACAGCCATCCATCGGAACCATTCCCATGGAAGTACTGTGCTGAGGTAGATGACGTACTATCGATAGGCCCACTTCTCCTAACGGGTTTACCGTTATCTTTGATCAACTGCTTCAATCTAGATTCTAGTTTGACGGAGTTGACAACAAGATCGGAGAGATCATTGATCAGGGGCACCCAACCGAACATATAGTTCAGATAGTTATCGGAAGCGTCTTTCAAGAAGCGATTCGTCCGCCACGCGATTGGCAAATGCCAACCATGTTCGGCCTTAGCGCGCTTGAACGCCTCCTTTAAGTTTCTGATCTTATGGACGGAGGGAATTTGGTGCATCTCACCTAGAGCTTGATCAAGTCCACCCTGAGAACGGGTAGGCTTATATCGAGCCCATCCTTTAGTACCCATCGCCAACATTGTTGACGATGAGATTAGAGGAGGAAGGTTAGCCGGGTTGAAGGGAGCATTCGAGATTTCAACAATTTCTTGCTGAAATGGACCTCGACTGATCACTCCACCAGGAGGGCGAGCAACGACTCCATAACCACCGGAGCGTTCCCACTTTGAGCGACGCACTGAAAATGCGCCGCCAAAGTCACCAGTAGCTGCCCCTTTTGGGGGAGGCCACTGATGGCCGGATGACACCAAGACTTCAAGTCCGTGTGTCGATCCATCGTAACGGGTAGATGCGAAAAGGAGTTGATCGCCATTATACACATCTGGCGAAAACACCTTTCCACTACTCGTACGAAAGGAACGAGACTTAGACATCGATAGTACTCCTTATGGAGGAAGTGTGAAGGATGCGGTTGTTTCCGCTCTCTTCGCGACTCTAACGAGCCGCCTAGATACGCAGTTAGCAGCCACGTTCTAGCCTTGCTGAGCAAGGGGTGTTGCACTAAAGCACGGAGGATCCGAAAGGAT